ATTAAGGCTTTGTACCAACGGTTGCTAGAGATCAAGAATTGTTCTGGCGCAAGCGATGTTGACACAGCCAAACTGCTTGTCCCAGCTGCAAAGTTAGTTGCGGGGACAGTGTTTACTGCATTGTCGTTTTCGTCAAAATAGTTGGTACCGGTGTATCCACACTCCGGTCCGCGATACTGCCATTGGCAGATATTGGCGATGCACTGGCGTTTTGGTGCTCGTACACCAGCAAGATCAAATACTGCTGCAAGTTCAAATTCAACTACAGATATGTTTTCATTTGCTTTTCGGTCAACATAGTAAATCTCCTGCGGCATTTCAGCCGTGGGGTCTGGCGTCCCATATGGGTTAACATCCCCGGGAAAATTCTTGCTGTCCAGGAAACGACTCATCGTGCGGATGCGAACAAACTTTGCACCCGTCAAATCATTGCCAACTGTAATTTCATTGACGCTTAGCAGCAACGCAGATATGCTGCCGAGCAAGTTAGATATGCGAACGGTTGGCCTGGGAAGCTGGCCATTGCCAGAATACTCAAAACCGTCTACTTCAATTGGCAGCGGAGAATATGGATTGCCTTTCCAGTACACGTCACCAGATGGAAGCTTTTTATTTACACCAGCGTGAAAGTAAAAAATCTCACTGCTGCCATGCAGCTCTTGCACTAGGTGCAACTCGTAAAGCTCAATGATTGCGTAAGGCGAACTGGTCAGTAGGCTTTGAAAAATCTCTACGTTAACGTCGTTGCTCATGGTTCAAATACCTGCATGAAGGTTGCGCTAATCGTGGCGCGATTTAAGTATGGAATTGTCTTGGTCCACTGCTCACAGATCCACTTGTAAGAAGTTGCTGTGTCTGGTGGTGTCCAATCAAATGACTCTGTGCCGCCACGCGCATCAAGGAAGTCCTCGATGGTGTCCGCATTGGTTTCTGACACTTCCCAGGTAAGGCTCCAGCTTTTGGGGTTCTGATTCAGGCCAAACGTAAGCCTTTGGCTATAGCCGTCACCGAACTGCACCTTGCGTACAACTGGCTGGCTGGTCTTCTGGGCGCCGTAAGTTGGCGCGATGCTGGGGAAGGTTGCCATTAGCGTCGGGTGCTTGCCAGGAGTCCACCTGGGCGCTGTTGCTTGATTAATTCTGCCTGCACCGCAGCAGAAACTGCAAGACCCAGTTGCTTGCCTTGTGATTGATCGCCTTGGACGTTGGAGTTGCCGCTTGCGTCCACGTTGACCACCACGCTGGTGCTGCCACCGCCAAGCGCGTTATTGGGAACGATGCTGCCACCGTGTTTAGGTGTGAACAGCTCGGGGCCACGTTCACCAACCATGTAGGACGATCCAGCGCTAACTGGACCGCCAACTGCTCGCTTCTTGAATAGTTTACCCAATAAACCACCACCAGTGCCGGTGCCGCTCATGGCACCGAACAGCGCGAAGTTGATGGCAACGTCTAAAACTTTGTTGGCAATGCTTTTCAAGACATCGTTAGCCACTTGTCCAAGACTCTTGGTCCCATCGACGGCACCTTGAATAGCGTCCACAACTCCAGACTTAATGGTCATACCAATATCACCGTAGATTTGCCTCATCTGTTCGGCGGCCGATATTTGTTTTTTAAGCTCTCCAATGTTTGTAGCAATGCCTCTTGCTTCTGCCTCGTTTAACCCTGAAAACTGTGCTTTAAGGTCGCGTATTTGTTGATTTAGGATTACCTCCGCCTCGTTGCCAGCAAGTTTTGCTTGCAGCAGCGCTTGCTCGTCTTGTAGCGACTTCAAAGCATTTGCGTTATTGATTGCTTCTTCCGCGTATTGCTGCTTCGATAAAGTGCTTTGGCTTGCTGCGGTTTGCAGTATTTGCTGTTCAAGGACATTTCTCTGAGTTTTTAGATTTAAACTTTGTTCGTCAAATGCCAATGCGGCACTTGCTTTATCGGTTGAACTGGCAATAATTCTACTGCGAACAGCAGCCCGTGCTGTAAGCGTTGTGTCTATAGCATTGATTTGAAGTTGAGTGTCCCGATATTTAGCAGAAAATTCGACCATACGCTTTGCTTGTTCGGCATTTGGTTGCCCTGCAAGCTGGCCAAGTTTCTGTGCTGTACTTGTTTCAAGTAATGCTCTTGCTTCATCAAGTTTGCGTTTGATGCTGCCACCCAGCAAATCACTGGTGGAAAGTTGTTTTGGCTTAGTTGTTTCCGGCAACAGAGCTGGTGTTTCCGGTGGCTTGGCAGGCTTGCGAGGTGCTGCCATAACTCGCAATTCTTTGAGGCGATCTATTAATTGTTTTGCTTCTTTTTCCCGCTGCTGAAGTTCAAACTTCATGCCGGGTAATGCCGCTCCAACTCCACCGAGTATTTGGCCTTCTGTTCCAAAACCTGCTGATCCAAGCCTGGTTTGGTCAGCCATGCTGCTTGTCCCCTTCATTTCAATGCTTTTTGCCAGACCAATGCCAGCTTTTTCACCTTCCTTGATCGCGTTTGTTAGCTCTACGATTCGTGCTTTTGTATTGAATAGCTGATCATTGGCTTTTTTATAATCCGGACCAGATAATGCTTTATTTATTTCGTCTACTGCTCGAATGCTTAGATCCAAGATGCCCTGCAACGCAGGTTTTAATACTTCTCCAATTTTCTTAGCAATGCTTTCAATGCCGTCCATCAGTGTGCTGAATTTGCCAGCCAGGGTGGTGGACTGTGCAATTGCACCATTTGCATATTTACCGCCTTTATCTGTAAGCCTGATAATTGCTACTTCAACAGCTTCAGCGCCAATTCGACCTTTACTAAGTGCTTTCTGGAACTCATCGCCAGATAGGCCATACATTTTCCGCAACTCTTCCTGAAGCGAAATGCCACGCTCTTGAAATTGCAGCAGTTCCTCGCCTTGCAAGCGGCCTTTGGCTTGTACCTGTCCATAGGCGGTTACGAGACCTTGTAGTTCCGCCCCAGTTGCACCACTTACATCTGCCAACCTGCGCGTTGTTTCAACAACTTTCTTGCCTTCTACACCAAATGCCTGTAAACGCTTGGCAGCATCAATCAATTCTGAACTGGTAAATGGCGTTACAGCACCAAGCTGCTGCAATTCTGCAATCATTTTTTTAGCTTGCTCAACACTTCCAGTCAGTGTCTGAAGACTCCTAGTCTGTGTTTCAAGTTCTGCCGTTTTTGTAAAGATAAACTTGATTGCCTGGGCAGCAGTGAATGCACCGACCAAGCCAGCCACTCCACCCCTAAGGCCGCTAATCGCAGTCTGGGTCGCCTTTGAAGCTGCGGCAACTTGATTGAGATTCCGTACAGCACCCTGGCTGTTTACCTGAATATCAACGGTTGCTACTGCCACGGATCGACCACTGCTATTGCGTCAGTCTACTAGCTACGTCGCTTGGCCTTGTCGATCTCTTCGCGTTCACGCTTGCCTTTTATCTCGTAGTACGCAGCAAAGTGGATGAACTCCGCATCTGTCAGTTCCTGCCGAAGCCGACTTACCGTCATGCCTAGCTCGGTGGCTAGGAACATTTCAAAGTAAAGCCAGTTATCGGCCTCTAGCCGTTTTTTGCTTCTTCCAGCGGCTCAGGCGCACCAAGACCAAACAGGAACAGTTCAAGTTCGTTCAGTACCGATTCGGGCAGCTCACGTTGCAGCTTGGCTGCATCGGCTGATGCAAATGCTTTGGTGCCGTCTTCCAGCTCGGCCATGTGGCACAGCATCTGGGTGCTGATGTCCAAGGCTTCCTCTGATCCAGCAAGACCAGACGCACGCTTGCGATCAGCGCGGGTTATCGGCTTGAAGTACAGCGACAGCACTACGGTGCCATCTTCCTTCTTGATGTTGAATTGACGCCGCTGGTTTAGGTCAAAAGCCCCGGTGAGTAGATCAACGGGGCGTGGTGTGGCAGGCATTAGATCGAGGTAGTAATGGCACCGTTCATGGTGAAGTTGACCGTCACCACTTCCAGTTCACCAACCGTAGCACTGTAATCAGTGGATGTGATCACGATGCTGCCGGTGATCTTCTTGCCGCCAGTTTCGTCAAGATACAGCTCGACAGAGGCGTTGCCTTCGTCGGTCGCGGTATTGACATCCTTGATCAGATCAAGCTTGTCACCTGATCCAGGAGCGTCATACATGACCTCCATGCTGCCGGTACCTGAGATAAGACCGCCGATGTTGGCCTTGTAGGTTGCGCCTTGAGCAGTTGTCTCAAGTACATCCTTCTCCACGGTCATCGACCAGGAACGCACGGCAGCAATCTCAGAGATGCCGCCGCTGCTGTCCTTGTCAAAGAAAACCGTACCCTGTTCGCCGCGATAGAAAGCCATGATCAGATGGAGTTGGTGATGGTTCCAGAGGTGACAAAGTTACAGGTGATGACCTCCAACTCGCCAACGGTAGCGCTGTAATCGGCTGATGTAATCAACCCGACGAAGCTGATCTTTTTGGTGCCTGTGGTGTCTAGGAACAACTCAAAAGCTGCGACGCCTTGATCGGTTGCCGTGTTGGCAGCCTTGACAAAAACGTTGGTTTCGTCAGCGCTGCTAGCAGAGTAGATCAGCTCGACGCTGCCAGAACCGGCAATCAGGCCGCCAATGTTGCTCTTGTAGGTAGCACCCAGAGCGGTGGTTTCCAACACATCTTTTTCGATGGTCAGTGACCACGACCGAGTAGATGCGATGGTGGCAGTGGTGGATCCAGCATCGTCAAATTTGACGGAGCCTTGTTCGCCGCGATAAAAAGCCATGGTTAGAGGTCCTCGAAGGTTTCAAAGGTCATTCTGACCTGTGTTTGGAAGTACCCTTCGGGAGACGGCGTGGCCACCACCTCTGGGCCAGTTGGGGGATCAAAGCGAACCCCGGATACGACAATTCTATTGTAAAGGTCTCGTACTCTTTTGCCGACGGTGAAGTTGGCGCCTGGGCCAACACCTTTGGCGGAAAAGATATTTACAACGATGACACCGATGACGCTGTTGCTGGCGCCAGCCGTGCTGCCCATGGTCATGTAGTTGTTCGTGCCGAAACTGACCGTGCATTGTGCCCAAGTGCTACCTGGCGTGGGCGTGTAGGCCACGTTATGGAATACCACTGGAATGACTGGCGCGGTGGCCAGTTCAGTGGCTAAGCGGCCTTCAACGATGGCGCGGATTGCGTTGAGATCCAGTGCAGCCATTACTCGTTCCTCCCGATGATGTCGGCTAGCTGCCTAGCGCGATTGGTCATCTGCCGGGCAATGATGTCGATCCATCCTGCCGGTGCTTGACGGCTATGGCCATTGGCCAGTGATTCGGCATATGGCAACGAGTTGTGAACGTTGTATCTGATGCCAAAACGTTCGTTGCCAGGTGTGTAGTTGATGCCAACAGGTGCCAGTGATCCGCCAGTTCCTGCGTCGTAACTGCCGGTAGCGTTTTCGCCAATTGCCCAGCTTGCGCGGAAACGGCCTGTGTCAACTGGGCTTTGTGACTTGACCTGCTGATCCGTTTCAAGCACCACTACACGCAACAACTGGTTCATCTGCCCTTCGCAGAAGTCACCAATCTCGCCAATGTTGATGCGTCTTGCCATGGTCAGGCTCGCAAGACCAGTTCGTAGGTGATCGCCTGGTTGTCTTGCTCGATGGTCTGCACGGTGATGATCTGATGCGACACGGTGCTGATGATTACGCGGTCGGCGGTGCTGGGCGTTACGGCCAGATCAGTTGCAGCAATGAACAACCGCTTGTCACCGGCTTGGATCAGCTCATTGACCTCGCGGGCGTTCACATCCTGTAACACGCCACGCAGGCTGTAGTCGGTCGCCGTCTCCGTTACTGCGCCTGTGGAGGCGTTGTAGGTGCCGCTGGTGACCCGCCTGTAGGTCAACGCACCACCAAACTTGCCCATCAGCTTGGAGGCTGTCTTCTGTAGCGAGGAAGCTAGTGCCATCAGAGCTTGTAGGCAATGCAGTGGCCAGCCGACAGGTTAATGCTGGTGAAAACACCATAAATCGTTACTCCAGCGGTAGGAGTATGGCCGGCCAATGATGCCCCGTCATAGTTGGTGCTAATGATTTCAGTGATTGCTGCGCTGCCAAAAAAAGTAATCGCACACCAGCGGCCAGTCACTGTTGTTGCGGCGTCAACAAAAGTTGCGCCTTTGGAATAATCAATTCCTAAACGATTGGTGTCACTCATGATCAAATTTTGTAAGCGGCAATTTTGCCCGATGTTAGGGTCACGCTGGTGAACACAGCCTCAACAGCATCGCCAGCCTTAAGTGGCACGCTTGTAAATGCATTGCCGGTGACGTTCTGGATCACAGCACTGGCAATCACGGAATCCTCAAACGCCACCAGTTTATTGAAACGACCCGTGTGGGCAGCCGTGTCGCTGATGTACTCAAAACCAATGGCGTAATCACCCATGATCAGCTCCGGCGGATTGCAATGTTGCCTGGTCCACTGATTCTAAGCCCAGTCAGGTAGCGCTCCATCATCGGTGGCACCTTATCCGCACCGGCTTGTGCGCTGCTGGTGTTCACGCTGACGCTGATGGGTCCAATGGCCACGCTGTTGTAGTCCTCAAGACCACTCAGGCCGAGGCTATCAGTGTTGTTATTGAGGAAGACGGCCAGCACCACCTGGGCCTGCTTGATCTGCGGGGGAATCTCACCGTCAGTGAAGTAGTCCGTGGTAATACGAAACGGGAAACCGGTTGCGTAGGTGTTGATATAGGTATCAGGCTTCCGTACTCCAGTTCTAGGCCACTGCATTGACTGGGTGTCAGTAGCGCGAGCACCAAGAAAACGCTCACGGTCCAACCTCTGGGCAGCGGTGTACAGTGCGCGGTTCTTGGCGTCAGTGGTTGCAGTGCCCCATGCGGTCACATCCGCATCAAGCACCAGGCCATCAACAATGGCTTGCGCGTCAGCCAGCGTCAGGTAGGTGTTCGCTGTGCTTCCGCCGATTGTTGCGACGAGTGCGATTGCCATTAACCGGCTCGGTAATTTCTTTAGGTGCTACTTCCACAGTAGCTGGCTCTTCAACGAGAAAAGAGGCCACCTCGTTAGAGGCAGCCTCCTGTTCACGTAGTCGCCGGAAAGCGAACAAACCCATCAAACGCGCTCAAGTAGCACGCTGATGATCACGCCAGCAACCGCAGTGGTGGTGCCGGTTACGTCCAGAGACAGGCGATCGCCAGCCTCAAGGATCAGGTTGGCAGTGGTGCTGGTCAGTTCCCCCGAATCCGCCGCATCGAACTTCTGCTCAGTAAGAGCAGTGCCCTTGAGGTCAATTTTGGTGCTGCCGAGCAGATCATCACCAGCAGTGGCGGCTTCGGTGCCTTGGCAACGACGAATCGTTGCACTAACAGCGGAGCCGTCAGAACCGGCGACGGTATGGATCTCACGAATGGTGACCACTTGGCACTTCACTGGGGCGGTGAAGAACTGGACATCAGCCACCGAAGAGGCGATGAAGTGGTCAGCAACGATGAACTGATCTGTAGACAGTTCAAACTGGGAAGGTTGGGCCATGGTTAGTTCCTCCTATCAATCAAAGTTGGAGGTGATGGTCGCACGCACGATACCAATGTTCTTGGTTTCGTACACTTTCGACCAGTTACCCACCGTTGCCAGTTGAGCGCGAGTTGGGTTGGTGGTAGTCACCGCCCACTTGGCGCCAACAGGGTGGTACAGGTAGTGCATGTCAAGTGACATGGCGTCCGATTTGGCCAGGATGTCCCGGTCGGTTTCGGTGCGCATTGCAGCTTGCTCACCAGTGGCGATGGCGCCGTTGGTGAAGAAGTAGCAAGCGTAGTTACCACCAGAGTTGGTGATATCGTCGGAGACGATCACACGCAGACCCATGTAGGTGGGGATGCTGTACTCGTTGCTGAAGGAACCAGCAATAGAACCGCCGATGGCGTTAATGGTGCTGGCGCCGGTAGCAGCGGTGCTTAGGCGGGCTTCTGTGTTGGTCACGTAGTCAATCGCCTTGCGCTCTACGAGGTCGTAGTAGCAAGCCGAGTGCATGGCCACAGCAGCCAGCTTGTCGCCTTGATCGCCGAGTTTGGCGCGTGCTTGAGCAACCTGCTTGGGACCCAGTGCGGTCATGCCGCTGGTGTCAAAGCGCAGTGCGTCAAAAGCAGGTGAATCAGAACCAGTTAAGGCACCGAACACACCTTCCAGGCACTTGTACAGGTCAGCCTGCTGCTGGTTGGCAACATACTCACCGACCTTGGCGCCGATGGCGGCCATGGGGTCAGAACCGGCGGCAAGAGCAGCCAGGTCACGAGCCTCAAAGGCACGGCCACGGTGCAAGATCACGCCAACTTGCTTGTCAGCAGTGATTTTGCCAGGTGTAAGCGAGGTGCTGTCAGAAAGAACTTCCAGATCGCCAGAGAGGTTGGCTTTCCAGAATGGAACGTTGACGAAATCACCGCCTTCAGTGGCATTCAGCTCAGCCATCGGTTGGGCAACACCCGAAGCCAGGAACTGGTTCCGTTGGGTGGATTGCTCAATGACGTACGGAGTAAAAACCTCAGGGATGATTACATCGGAGCGAAGTGTCGCCACGGTGTTTCTCCAAAGAATGTTTTGCGTGTTGTGGGCGTAACCCAGCGGCTCGGCGTAACCTTGCTGCTAATGCGCACAGCTTAGCGGTTGGCTGCTGCCTTCAATCGATCGTACATATCACGGTCGGTTCTGTATAGCCGTGATTGTTCGGTCAGGTTGAAGTTTTCTGGCATGAATGGATTTTTCACGCCAGTAATTTCAGCGCCATTGCTGCGACCGGCTGGTGCGCCACTGCCCTGTGGCTTGGGTGCTTTTTGCATCCAGGTGGGTAATGACTTGGCCCATTCAGCAACAGGAGTGCGCTGGTAACCATCGACCACAACGACCGTGCCATCAGGTTCGCGCTGGATTTGATCGCTGCTGAGTTTGCTTTTTAGAACGTAGTCAGGATCGTGGACGATCTCAGCCAATGCAGTCATGGCAGGCGTCATCAGTTCCAGCTCGCGGACACGAGTTTCTAGTTCACTGATGCGTTGATCCTTTTCGGCAGTGGCTGAACGGAACTGTTGTTCCAGTGCCTGCCGTGCCTCACCGTACTTGCCTTGCTGTTCAAGTTGCTGTTGCTCGTAGTTGCGTTTGAACTCGATCAACTCATCAACATTGATGCCATCAGGGATAGCAGGTGCCTTGGCTTTGTTTTCCTTGAGCTTGGCGATCAGCTCATAGTTCTTGCGTTCCAGTGCCTCAATACTGCGTTTGAGTGCATCTGTATCGTCGCCACCAGTCACCGTAGGTTCCTGGATCACATCGTCAGTCATGAAATGCCCGTAGGGTGTTCACGTTCAGTGTATGACAGCTTTGCAGTCGTGGCCAAGCGCGAGTGGAACACACCGATCCGGGAACCTTGGAACCCGGTGATCAAAGAAGCGCTGCATGGCGTGGACAACCATGTGCGGCTGTATTTGACCACGGGTGACGTGTGGCACCTGAAACAAGCCGATCTACTGCGTGGCTATGTGGTAGCGCTGAAAGAATGGATCAACCAGCAGGAACGCGGTTAACTCCATTTTTGCTTGTTTGCCCAAAATGCCGCTGACAACTTGCCTTTGGCGATGTTTTTCGCGTGACGTGCCCTGAATGCGTCGCGTCGTGCCTTATCGGCGTCTGATTCGGTCTTGCGTGGTGGACTGCCACTGACACCTTGCTGGCCGAAGCGAATCAACTTGACGGTTTCACCATCCTTTGCCAGTACGGCATGGGATTTGTTCGGATGCTTAGGCGTCCGCTTGGGTTGGTTGTACCCGTCAAATTGCTCGCCGCGATAGGTGATCACTTTTTCTTCTTCGGCTTCCGTGGCTTGGCTGTTTTGGCAGCGGCCTTGAAGTCTGCTGCACTGGGGCGACCTTCCTCCCCACGACGTGCCATGCGCTCATCGCTGCCGGATTCAATCCGCTTGCGCTTGGCATTGATGTTGGCGTAAAGACCAGGCTTCTTAGGCATTACTTCATCCCCTTTTTCTTGGCGGGCTTCTTGGCTTTACCTGCTTCGCTTAACGCAATGGCAATTGCCTGCTTACGGCTTTTCACCTTGGGACCTTTGCCGGGACCGGGTTTGCCGCTTTGCAGTGTGCCCTGCTTGAACTCCCCCATCACCTTCGCCACTTTCTTGTCCGCTTTGGCCATCTTCCTGGGCATGGGTGATACGTTCCGTCTGACCTAATGGTAGGCCGGACTGATCAACCCATTGGATGGTGCCGTCTTCCACCTTCTGTAGCCGTGCGACTACAACAGCCTCGCCAACGGTGACCTCAACCCAGTCGGAATGAACGCGACCGTCAAGGTAGTAGCGGATTTTAGGGTTTTTCATATTTTCGCTGTAGCTCCTTCAACGTTACTTCGCTGCCGTCTTCGCGGACCAACTGTACTAAAGCCTTTTGCGGATTGGTCTTTTCGGCCAGTTTGTCAAAGTACGCAGCACGAGTTTTGCCGAGCACTTCCTCTCGATATGCCTGGGGTTGACCTTTAAGCCATTCGCCATAGTTCAGGCTGCCAGACACCGGGCCATCTGCTGATGCACGCGTGCTAGGACCAGTACCCCAGTCCGGTGGTGGGATGCCAAGTGCCTTGTAGTCAATGATCGGGATAGTGGTACTGCGGCAGTTGAAATGAACTGGCGGTGTGGGACCGTCGCCGTACTTAAACTCTTGGCCGTCAAGTGAGCGGCAGATTGGTGACGTGCGACCGTCAAGCGTGGCGACGTACCTGTACTTGCCGGTGATGTCTGGATTGGCGCGGTAGACCTGCTGACTGGCTTGGTTGCTTACGTCCTGCACACTGGTCCGCACGATGGTTAGCACTTGGTTGTTTGCCATCTTGGTCACCTCACCACCAGCAAGAGCACGTTGCCGGACTGACATGGCCTGCTGCCCGAAGTCGAGGTTGCCCACAAGGCGCCGGGCAATCTGCGGTGTTGGTTCGCCGGTCAACACGCCGTTACGCACCACGGTGTTGAACATCTGCGCCTGAGACTCGGCTAGACCACGAAATGCCTTTTCAACGATCTGTCCATTGGGCAGCGTGATAGCTGCACCTTGACCAGCGGTGAGGTTGAAGGCGCCAGTGCCAGGCAGCGTGAAATTGATTGCGGTTGGATCGACGCTGACCACGGTTGCGGCAAAGTTTGGAGCCACCTGCACCGTGCGCACCATTTGCAATGCGTCCACCTGGGAAGGCAACAGCTCACGCGCATCAGCCACGCCACCACGGATGGCAAGCCGCATTTGCTCGGTGATGAACTGCGTTTGCAGCTCGGCTAAGCCTTGCAGTTCACCCGATACCAATGCCGTGCTGGTGCCTGCCCAGGTGTCCAGTGATTCCCGCAGTTGGGCCAAGATCACCCGCAGGCGCTGTGCCTGGTAGCTAGCAGGGGACACGATGCCGCCACCTGCTGTAGCCACACCCATGTCGATACGGCGCAGGTCATCCACTGCGCTGAGGATCACGTCGTTGTATGCCGTGACCACTTGGTTGGCAACGGCGTTGCTGTAGCGGTTCAGGTCGATCGCATTGCGGTAAATGTTCGCAACAGGATCGTTGCGGTTAATCCGCCGCTTGAACTGATCAATGTCAAGCAGCCGCTGGGTGACGCCGCCGCTGTAGGTCATGAATCGTCAGCGCTGATGTCCTCGGGGATGCTGTCCTCAACCTGCTGCTGCTGACCGCCAGCCATCTCGATCAACCCGCCGTTCTGCGTGGCCATCAGTTCCTCTTCAACCTCGAAGTCATCACCAAGCACGTCGCCATTTGCCAGCTGCTCCAGCAGCGTCTTCTGACTGATCACGCCAGCGGTGTAAGTCTGAAGTAAGGCAAGCTGATCGGCTGGCTCAAGACGCGCACCAACAAAGTCGCGGTTCACAATGCTGTTACCCACTTGGGTGATGTTCAAGTACTCGGCGTGGAAGCGCAGGCAGTTGTCGATCGTGTCCTGCACTTGCTGGGCAATGACCATCATGGTGCTGTCACCCTGGCTGCGGTCGATGCGCTTAGCCTCGGCAGTTTCAGCCGATAGCTTCTGGCCTAGGACAGCGGACAGGCCAAGTTCATTGATCTGTCCAGCAAGTTGCTCTAGCCGCTTGAACTGGGAGTCATAACTCTTGCCAGCAGGCTCGATGTACTCGGCACGGCCACCTTCGGGAAACGCGATTGCTTCACCGGGTCCAGCGCTGACTTCCTCAGCTGATGTGGGGAAGCCGTAGAACGCCAGCATCGGAACGCCGCTGATATGCAGCATGTTGTCCAAGTCGGACTGGATCTGGTAGGTCTTGAGGTTCAGCTCGGCGATGTCTTCCATCGGCGGGCGTGATTCAAACATGCCGACGCGGTTGGAGTACGCCACGCTAAACGGGATCTCACTAAGGCTGGTGGTGCCTTCGTCAACTATCTCCCAGCTTGCCTTCTCGTTGCGTTGGTGCAGTTCAAACGCACCGGGCGTCAACACGCGGATCTGTTCCACCTGCTTTTCGCCGTACAGTCCATCAGCGACCACGATGCGTTCCATCAGCCGCAACTGGGTCAGCTTCTGGGCGCCGTCGCTCATCTCAGTGCGCCATCCGAGGATGTCCCTAGGCGTGTAGGTCACCCAGTATGGTCGTCCATTTTCACCAGCAGCAGGAGCATCCACAAGGACGCCAGCGTGGCCATAACGAACCATCTTGCGTCCAAGTTCATAGGTCCAGATGTTGAGGTCGTTGCCTTGCAGGTCTACATCAAACAACTGCTCACGCACCACATCGGACACCTCTTCAAGGCGTACCGGCTTGCGGGTCAACATGCCAGCCAGCATCCGCTCAAGGCGTTGGTAGTACGGCGGGCAAACGCTGCGTGCTAGGCGGTTGTCGTATGACTCGTCTTGTTCCCGTGGTTCCTGCGGCAGGTAGCGGCGATGCTTGCGGCGCATCTCGTAGGTGCCGCCCATCAGATCCTCAATCAGGATCCAGTGGGGCTCCATATTGGCCCAGGCACTGTTGGGATCGTTGACCGCCGCAACTTTGCGGGTCAACTGCATGTTGTATGGGTTGAAGCCGGAATACACGATGCAGCGCCGCTACTTTCTTACAATCTACTGCGGGAGAACGCGGTCGATTGTAATTCGTGCCTGGCCGGTTGAATCGACCTTGATCACTTGGTGCTTGCGTGGCTCGTCACCCTTGGGCTTGAGCGCACGACCGACTGCCGTAACGATGGGGCGGGTCATGCTGCTTCCTCTTCGTCTTCTTCGCCAACGGTCAGGATGTCCAAGGCAATGCGCTGTTGCGTGAGCTGCAACGCGCCAAGCAGTTCGATAGCAGTCAGTTCTTCGGCACTGTCAACGATCAGGTCGTCCAGCGCGTCTAGGAAGGCTTCCATTGGATTGGAGTTGGGCCTGGTCAGCTTACTTCTTTTTGGGCTTGCGCTTGGCGCGTGGGGATATATAACTTCCTGTAACGCCTTGCTGCCGTTGCTGGGACTTAACTGAAGGCAACCGTTCACCTGTTATCTCTCGGTATAGACCCATTACCTTGTTGTCATATTTCTTACCAAGAGACAATGCAGCTTTTGTCTCAGCAGTAAATTCTGCCGGACTAGTGCGTGCGTACTGACTTACACGCCTAGCCAGTCTTTGTGTGCCGACTATTTTGTCTGCATCTGCATAAAGTTGCCCTTTCTTCCGTAATTGCGTTTCAAAACTATTTGCCATTTTCATTGGACTGTGCCTGATGTGACCAAGCTCGTGTTGCACTGTGTGACCGGCTTTTGCTGTTGAAAAGAGATTGCGTCTTCTGTCTTTAATTGCGGACTGACGTGGGTTTGCCCACGAAGGATGCGAAGCATTGAAATCAACTTGATTTGGTGTTTTTGAACTTACACCAGCAACAACACTACTTCGTTTATTGCTTTTTACAGCTGTTTTTGCGCCAGCTGCTTCGGCAGTTTTTCTAGCATTTGCAACGTTTGCCTTTGCGTCGGTGCCATAACCCGGCGTTGATTTTGTTGCTCTTGAGAATAAATTTTCAGGTCTTGCATTTGCCTTGACCAATACGCGTTTGGATTTTGCGGGTTTTGCCGCATTAATTTTGCTAGCGGCTGTCGGATTCCGTTTTAGCTTTCCTGCCATCGTTCCAGATGGTTTGGCAGGGGCTGCCTTAGTCGTTTGAGTCGCCCGCTTATTACCTGCTGCCGTACGAAGCCTGCCGCCACGAGCTGTAGCGCCAACCTTTCCACCGCCACCGCTGCTGCTACCACCACTTGCAAAGCGGCCTCGGTTGTCGCGAGAGTAGCGGCGGGCCATGTACTTACCAGATCATTCGCGCAGTCTAATAGAGCCTGATACCCGTTCCTCTGCCAGCACCAGCGTGTAGTGGGTTGAACTCACGCCAGATGAGATAACCCAGCGCGTCGTTCATGTGGTCGTAGCCAGCATCTTTATCGGGATCGCCTTTCTCGGTGTAACTCTGAAGCTCCAGGCACTCAA